TCCGATTACCGACCCTAAAGAAATCTACCCCGGTGCGAAGGTCCGTGCCTCGCTGCGCGCTTATGCGTACAGCGTGAACGGCAACAACGGCGTTGCGTTCTCTCTGGGCAATCTTCAAAAGGTGGGTGACGGTCAACGTATGGACGGCCGTCTGTCCGCTGCCGACGAGTTCACTGCAACGGAGCGTCCGTCCGCAGACATCTCGGACCTTGACGATTTGCTCTAAGTAAAAGGGAAGGCTGGGGAGTATGGAAGTCGCCCCAGCCTTCCTTAATCTAATGCTTGGGCGATCATCTGGGCTTTCTTGGCTAGGGTCTTAGCCACAATCTCATCAACAGAATTGACAAGGCCGAACGTCCGCACGATGACGGGCTTTGTCTGGCCGATACGGTGGCAACGCTTAGCCGCCTGTGCGTTCACCGCCGGAACCCAATCCATCTCTACGAACGCCACTTGGCTTGCGGCTGTTAGCGTAATCGCCGTAGAACATGCGGTGATCTGGCCGATGAATACCCGCACCTTTGGGTCTGTCTGGAAGTTGTCAATCGCCGCTTGACGGTCGGCCGTCGGCATACCGCCTGCGACTACCACTGGGCTGAAGTCTTTGAGCCTATCGTAAAGCGTCTGGATTGCGTCAGTGTGGTAGGCGAAGATTACGATCTTGTCGTAAGCATCATCAGCCAATTCGCCCGCTATCTGTGTGGCGATGGGCGCTGCCTTGGCCGCACCGGTTAGCCGTCTTAATGACGCGATGTGCGGGGCAATGCTCTCGATCTCGGTAGACAAGTCTTGCCCAGTAAGCGAATGCGCGAGGATCATATCGACCGCTTCGGCTTGGCGTGGATCGTCGATGTGTTTCCTGTCGCTCCAGTTTTCTATCTCGACTGGCGCGCTCTGCCACCAGATAGGCGGCAAATCTTTCAGCACTACTTCGCCCTTGCGGCGGAGCATGATCGACTGGAGTACGGTCTTGAACTCGGCCATGCGCTCGGCCTTGTTGCCAAGGATTTGAAGACCGAACTGGCCACTCCATGTCTTGCAGAAATAGGTTGTGTATTCGGCGAAGTTTAGTGGGTACTGCCAAATCGCTTTAAGATGGGTCCAGAAATCGCTGACATTATTAGGGATGGGAGTACCGCTAAGAAGCCAAACACGATCAGCAAACCTAACAAGGCCATCACCGCGACAGTACTGACCATATAGATACTTTGTGCGCTTAGCAGTACGGTTCTTGAGATAATGAGCCTCATCCAGAACGAGAACGTCTGGCTCAAACTTTGCGATTTCATTGCGGACCTCCTTCGACTGTGTGATTTTATCGTAGCTAAAGACTTTCACTTCGCGTTCGACGGTCCCCCATCGCTCGAACTCACGCCGCCAGTTAATCTTAGCGATAGCCGGGCAGATCACGACGACTTTTGTGAGGCCGAGTGTATCACAGGCCGCGATAACTTGAAGTGTTTTGCCAAGGCCCTGCTCATCGGCAAGGAATGCGGCCGGGTTCTTACAGAGAAAGTCTGCGCCGACCTTTTGGTAATCGAATAGATGGTTCATCGTCTTCCCTCTCGGCGGCGTAGCAAGCGATAAGCGCAGCTTCGGCTCGACCGTCATCCTTTTTCCGTGCGAAGAGATGGGCGTAATCCGGGAACAACTCTTGTGCCCGCTGACGACTGCCGTCCTTCCCTCCGAACGTGCGCATAGACTTAATCCAAGTCGCAGGCGGTATCAACTCAAAAGATACAGACAGGCCAGCAAGGACACCTTCGACAATACCGGCGGCACGGCCGAAGCTGAACATTGAAGACACACCTTGGCCCGGCATGGCGTGAACCTTCTCGATAAGGGCTTTGATCTCGCCGGTCATGTGTGGCCGCAGGGCATTGGCCAGCATGTGCGCGTCAACTTGATTGACGACACGCGGCCCACGTTTGACTTTAAGAGTAGGCATGTCGATGATGACAAGTTCTCGGCTATCCTTATCCAGAATAGCAACAGCCCCGAACGCGCCGGGATCAATGCCCATGAACTTCATGGGCGATGTGTATAATATCAGAAGCTAGTTCGCAAGTGACTGCGTGGCCCCAAAGACTTACGGTGGCGAAGCCCGTCGGGTTTGTGGCGACGCTTGGACTTTGGCTGCGGCCGCCATGTCATGTCTTTAACGCTAGTCTTCTTGGCCATTACTAAATTCCAGAAAGAAGTCCGATTAATTGATCGCGCTTAGTTTTCTTTGCGCGTTTGCCGAGAGATGACATAATGGCAAAGAATTGTTTATCGACATCTTCTGGCGAAGCCTTCGGAGACAGCGAAACGGGAGCCGTAGCCATAGCTACTTTAGGTGTCATTTCTTTTTTAGGAGACATAGCTACCTCTATATCCGGCTTGCCCATGAGGTCTTCCGCACCAACAAGTTTTACGAATTTACGGACATAGTTCTTCGTTTCGGCAAATGGCGGTACGCCGCCGTACTTGCTGACATTTCCGGGTCCGGCGTTATACGCGGCAGCGGCAACCACAGGATCGCCAAATTTCTTTAGCATCTTTGCGTAGTATTTTACGCCACCTTCGATATTCTGATAGGGGTCGGATATATCGGTAACGCCCATTTCTTTTGCAGTGCTAGGCATAAGTTGCATATGCCCCTGTGCCCCCGCCGAAGAAGAACGAACATTTTTACCGCTGGCACTTTCATTTTCATAGATAGCACGAACGTGTGCACGAGGTACACCGTATTTATCGGCCATCTGATCTACATAATTGGTATAGTTTTTCGGCATAAATACCTCAGATACCCTTACCGAAAGATCGCTTTTCGCCATAGACAGGCGCAAATCCGCCCATCTCATCGGACTGTACGTCTATCAAGACCTGCCCCTTTGGAGCAAGTTTACGGAATCTTTGAAGCGCATCACTTGACACCTCAACCGGTGGTTTAATTACGGGTTCTGTAGTGGCAGCCGCAGCAGTTGTCGGACTCAGACCAATCCGCGCCATATTGGCCAGTTGCTGTGCTGCGGGACCTGCTTCACGGGCCATGACATACTGCAAACTCTTTCGTCCGGGAGGTGTATACATCGCTAACAGCGTGGCCAATGTAGATACCGGCAATTCGTAAGGAATTGCGTTGTCCGGCTGTGACAGATACGTCCCACCCGCCCCTGCTCCCGCAAGGCCGAGTAATTGCGCAGTAGCCAAACGAGGAAAAGTGCCGCTTTCAGCAAGACCTTTGGGTAACTCCATACCCGCACGAGTGAGGTCTTCGAAGAACCCACCTATCTTACCACCGCTTAAGGACTTAACGGCGCGGTTAAGACTTGTAGGGCTAACAGTGTTCCCTGCATACCCAACGGCCTTATCCAGAACTGTCTGGGCATTCCACGCCTTATTAAGACGAAGAAGTTCATCGGCTTGCGCTGGGTTTTGTTCGGCCAAAGTATCAAGCATCCAACTACGGACCTGCGCCAAACCAGAACCGACACGGCGCTCGAACCCATCATCGGACTTCATAAAAGTACGAGCAGTGTCCGAAAGGCTGCTAAGTGCGTTCTGTAAATTACGGCCGGAAATACGACCCTGAATGTCGGCTACCGCCTCTACATTCTGCGACACCGTAGACAGGAAATCGTCGAGCAAACCCTTACGGCTGGTTGGAAGGTTCAGACTGCTAAAAATATCAAGAGTTTCATTCCGCCAGTTAGCTGGCAGCGCCATATCTAGGTTTGGCACAAGATCGTTAAATTTATTTGAAATGCTCTTCTTTACCCAGCTAACAGCCCTATCTCCTGATAGGTCTTTAGGAACGGGAACGTTAATGAAATCAGCAAGTTTAGTTACTGCCGCTTTTTCAAAATCCTCTGGAACCGTACCACGCGCTTGGCTGATAAGTGCGCCAAGACCGGGAATAGAAGTGAGGGCGGACTCCAGCATATTCGCCCCTCGGCCAAACGCAGTATCGGTAGCACCAAGAATGGCCCCCGGCGTAAGACGAACGCCGAGATCAGTAAGTGTGCGGACACCTTCGGTTACTTTTGGGGCAATAACCCCACCAAAAAAATCGCCAACACCCTTCCCGACAACGCCAAAGCCTGCGCCGGTAGCCGTTTCCCCCGCAAATTCGGTAGGTGTCTCTGCTTGCGAAAGAAGCGCGCTAGTCGCGCCGCCCGTTACCGCAGACCCACCAAAAGTAGCGGGAGCCACAGAGCCACCTCCGGCTACGATAAAAGGAGCAACGCCAGCCACATTGCCGACAATTTGCGATATCTTGGCGGGGGACTGTGCACGCAAAATATTCTGCTCGGCCAATATATCCGTGGCAGATGGCGCAAATCCTAAGTTTGCACCAAAACGACTTACTGAAGGAAACGCCTGTTCAAGCCGCATAGCCGCAGTATCCAACGGCTGCCGAGCGCCGAGATAAAGCCCTTCGACAATATCGGCAACAGTACCCAAAGCACCGGGAGACGATGGCCGTTCCGCTACGGGCCTAGAACGAGCATACGACTTCATCGCCGCATCAATAACTTCTTGCGGTGTTCCGTCTGGAAACTCGTGGGCTACCCCATCTGCCGATACAGCCTTAATGGTCATTGGATGCGGTTCCCCTTAGCATCATACCGAATAGTTTTTACAGTACTAGGGCGAATAGCTGCCTGCGCGGCGCGCATAGCTGGGGACTTAGGGGGTCGTACTTCAGCCATACGATCATTAAGAAACGCAACACGCCTGTCTACAAACGAACGTAAACCCCGAAGTTTTTCTTCAATAGAAGTGTCTGTATCGTCAGAACTCGGCAGGAAGGCCTCCCTCTTCTGCAAAAATTCACGCATGTTTTGGTCGCCTTCACCCGGAATACGAGTGAGTTGTGCCGCAAGAGAAAATAACTGACTTCCCGCAGTATTAAACGCTTTTACATCTTTACTGATAGACGAGGTTGGCGCGATATTTGGGAAATATTCCCGTGCTACCCGCCAAGGCTCAACACCTTTCAGCGAACGATTATAGAGCTGCTCTACACGGTCGATCTGCTCGCGAACAGCCGCTGCTAGTGATTTTGCAGCAGTCAAATCTTGGTAGATTGCCTGAGTAGGAACGGGTGCGGTTGCGGAAGCAGTCGCGGCTTCTGTTCCGGGCCTCAACCCGGCCCTGACCTTCTCTGTAGCAGCAGTTTCAGCGCCAGCTACAGCCCCCCGAAAACCGGGGGTTTCTGTCGGCTTTACTGGCTGCTGGAGGGCTTCAGGAGCGCCTCTTACGATTGGTGCATCACGCCATCCCATTATGGTTTCCTCCGAATGTTGCCGTCAGGATCGACAAATTCCGCTCCCGATGGAAGCGCGTTAAACTGTTCATCGCTTGCTACTGTAGGCAGATTTCGCAGTAGAGCAGACGGATTGACGACTGCGCCAGTGTAAGGATTACGAGGGCGACCGAGTGGGTCAAATGCAAGCCGTGTTGGGTCCTGAGCCTTGTTTTGCTCAATAATAAATTTTTCAAAATTATCAGCACTCATCAACTGAACGGCACGAGCGAGTTGTGGATTTGTTTGCTGAAGCTGCGCAACATATTCGGCTTTAAGCTGCGCCTGCTGTTCCGCCTGTGTACGTGCCTGCTGCAACTGCGCGATCTGAAATTGTGCGTTCAGCTTATCCATCTGCTGCTTGCGGACATTCTGGATAACAGCGGCTGGGTCAACCGCGCCACGGCTGCCTGCGGCCTGAAGCACTTGGCCAACCGCGGCTATTTTTTCACCGGCTGATAGTGGGCCGACCCCGCCGCGCATAAGAGCCTGCATATCCTGAATGTACTTCGCCGTTGGCGAAACCGTAGGTTGTACCGTAGCGGGCATAGGCATTACCGCACTAGGCATAGCACCCGGAGCGGTCAAACGTGCGATGTCCATAGCGGTAGGGTTAACGCCCGGAATGCCCGGAATGCCTATCAAATCTCGCAGAGCCATCTAATTAAACCTTCTTACCAAACAGATCAAGGAGAGTACCAACAGCGGACGCAGCCGTTCCAATTTGGCCGAGCGTTGACTGGCCCGGTGTAGTTGTTGTTTGCGTCATTGGCGATGGGAGGCCACTCGCACCGGCAAGTAAAGTCTGAAGCTGCTCTCTCGGATAGCCACGCTGAGCAAGGAAGTCCTGATACGCAAGATCAAGGTTCTGCTGAGCCATGCCGCGCTGCGCTTGACCAACGCCCTGAAGCATCGCCGCGTATGCCTGCTGATTGCCGAGCGCCTGTTGACCGAAGCCGGACAAGGCTTGTGCGCCCGCAAGCTGCTGGCCCGGCAGACCCTGTGCAAACCCAGCGGCTTGCGAGTATCCCTGATTATACAGGTTCGCCAGCGTCTGAGCCGTATTCAAATCTTGCTCACCTGCAAGCTGTGCTTCGTATACACCGCGGCGCTCATTGCCGAATGCACGCGATGCGGCCATCTGGGCCTTCGTTGCTGCGTCACGTTCAGCGCGGTTCTGTGCCAGCCGTGCCATCGTGGCGTCGATGACGTTGGTCTGGAACGGCGACATGAAGCCGGAGACATCTTGCTGAAACTGCTGCGGCGTATAACCTGCTGCGCGCTGAGCAACCTGTGTGGCCTGCTGAAGTTGCGGCATACCGACTTGCTCGGTAGCGGCGCGGGTAGCTACGCCGAAGGCCTGCTCTTCAGCGGGACGGAAGCCTGCGATACGCGGCCCTTGGTAAGCCTGATAAGGAATAGCCGCTACTTGCTGTGCGGCTCCATAGTTACGTGCCAGAATATCCTGAATGAAAGGATTAAGTTGCTGAGCAGTGGTTGTTGTAGTCGCCATTATATTCCCCGTGCGGTTTGGCCGCCTAATCCTTCGTTATTAGCACAAAACAAAATGAATTGACAGCCCATTACTACTGAACCTGCATTACTGATAATAGGCAAGATGGTCCAGATGGCGCAAACGCCGTCGCGGCAGATGCATGGAGTTCAAGGTTCGTGCTATCAGCAGCCCACATCAACTCAATGTAGTCGCCAGCAACTAAAGAAAAGAAGTCATCCCTACCTGACGCCATGTGCCCGCCATTGATGTCACTTGTTGACAAGAACGTACTCGCAGAAACATCTACTCCGTTTTTTCTGAACCAAAAATATACAGTTTTTGCGCTGCTGTTATTGGATAGAATTGTAAAATGGGCTGAGAAATTATAGATGCCAGCTTCCGTTACGACAATCCGAGATGCAGGTGATCCGATTGAAATGCCATTGCTTTCTTCAGTTGTGTCGAATGTAATCGCATACGCCGTATTTGTAGCGGCAGGAGACACGCTAGTGGTCTTCTTAAACTGGCCGTAGAACCCGTTGTATATCAGCTTCGCTGGCGCGTAGATGCCGACATCTTCACCCTTGATATACGCATTCTTCGCAAAAGCCTCGATAAGACGATTGCGTTGGTCGTCATAGCTAGGGCTATACGCGCTTGGTGCTGGCGGTAGTTTGAGCCTCATCGACGCCCGCCGGGTATAGCGTTGAGCCGCTGCGTCCCAACCCGCCAATCGGAGTTATTAACTGCCGTCACCTTCATCTGTATTTGTCGGCCGTTGAAGCGGACAGATGTAGGGTTCGTCAGGGTATAGGGGCCGTAGGTTTGCTTGTCGCCATTTGGATAATAGCGAGAAGAGAAGGTCGCAGTCACTTCGCCTTGGTTGCGTTCGTCGGGGATCATCTCGTTGATATACAAGATATTGTCGCCCTGTCCAATCTGCACCGGCCCTGTCTCGGCGTACACGCTTTCCGTCCCGTGGTTCATCCCGATCTCATGATCGTAGACGTAGCCATCATCGGACACCATCAGCGGATTGGCAAACACCCCACGATCAACCCCAGCAGAACGGCCCAACGAGCCAATCGACCAGTTGTTCTGGGCGTAGTTCCAAATCACATAGCGGTTGTTCTCTTGGCTTGAGGCCGATGGATAGAAGAACCACACTTCGTCGAACTGCGAGTTGTTGACGGCGTAAGCCTTGCTGATCTGCGCTTGGTTGATGTCGGAGAACACATAATCAGACACTTCGCATGGCACAGCTTTGACATAACCGTCATACATATAGAAGCCACGCGAACCCATCCAGACCGCGAAGTTATCTTGAACGGCAATCGCATTCGGCCCCGCAAGGCCGCACGCACGACCGGCGAACTCAGATGTATATACAAATGGCTGGCCGACATAGGACACGACGTGCGCGTCGATGTCCGTAAGAACAAGAACTTGGCCACGAACACGCTTGGCTGTGATAATTTTGCCACCCGTTTGTAGTTCTAGGCTACCAGCAAGGTTCGTGGATGCTGGCGTCCAGACCGTGTTGTTCTCAAGATCGGACCATGCAATCTTGCGCGGATTGCCAGACGCACCCAGCGCAAACATCGAGCGTTCGTTCGTGACAAGAACGCCTGTGTTAGATGTCGGCGCGTTCGTTACGACAGCAGCCTTTGTCGGCGTTGTCGTGTCCAACTGCCACTCATAAATCTTGCCGTCATAGTTAGAACAGCCGACAAGATACTCGCCCCATGTGTCCAGCGTCCATGTCGTAGCGGGCGTCACCGAACCAACGTCAGGGCGCGGCGTGCCGTAATACCCGGCGCTGTAGAGGCCGACGCCGTAGCCGCCACCGACAGACGCATTCGGGTTGCCGGGAACAAACCCAACAGGCGTGATGTCCACAATCACACTGGACTGTGTGATAGCGTAAAGCTTTGAGTGCGTACCAACGGAGATGTAACGGGTGCTGTTGTTAGAGCGCCATGCAATCATGCCACGGGCTTTGCCGGTGAGGGCAGTCGTGGTTCGCGCCTGCCACCCGCCGACAGGACGCATCATCCCCTCAACCCAGCGCACAAGGTTAACGTCGTACCACCGGCCAGAACTGTCAAGTTCGGTTCCGTTACGGTAAACGCCGGGTGGTATACTGAGTGGGATAAGCGCCATGTCTACTCGTCATTCGTTACGGGATTGATAGGCGAATTAGTCTTTCGGTGTAAAAGCGCGATGCGCGATTAGTCCGCCGCCTAAGATCATCCCGATAGCTTCACCAGCCTGCGTGATTTGAATACCAAGTTTCGGCGCGCCAGCGAGTGCAACAATCGTGCCAACACCGACATAGGTGCTTGGCTCTGTACCACGGGCCTTAATCCATTTAAGAACTTTTTTCATAACAATCTCCTATAGATTATTTTGGATCAGGATAACTTACATTCGGTAACTGCCAATGAGGGCCGTCTTTAAACGAAGTCCAGTCGCCGCCCCATTCAACCTTAACAAGTTCCAACTTCGCCGCAGTCTTAATTACTTCCGCGAGTTGGTCATAGAGTGGCCAATCCCAACGAACTTGCCCACCTACATACGGCGCAATATCAACCGCGAAACCGTGAATGTGCCGTGACCGCATAGTCTTAGATGCACCCTTTGCGACAAGTTCTTTCTGCCGGGCGATTGAGCGGCGTCCTTCGATGACCGTAAAATCAATCGGCGATATAGATATAGCACGTTTCACCACGCGCACCAAATCCGGATGCACGCCGCGAAGGTTTAGCAATGAACGTGGGCCTAATTTAAAAGCCATTAGCGATCTGCCTTATGGTCCAATTTGTCCTCAATCCGGCGTAGGTGCATCATGACCTCATCAAACTTCTTGTCGATGGCGTTGAACTTCTCGTCGCCATATTCCAGTTTCGTTTCGAGGATGGCGAGGCGATTGCTTAATTGCGTCCACACGCCAATAATAGCGAATACGCCAGCAACCAGTGTTAGGAGCGTATCGATGCCGAAGTTCATGTCCATCGATCAAGACCTATTCCGCAGGTTCTTCTTGTGGCATCTGTGCCTCGGCCTGCTGCTTAATTTTCATGAGAAGAGGGAACGCGCCCGAAGATGTGGGTAGGTTGCCCAACGTCTGCAATACGGCGTTAACTTCTTCTACGTTAAGTGTGAGATTAAGTTCCATTATGCGCTCCAAGGTAGCGCAGGGCTTACGACAGGTGGGTTGATTTGGTTGGCGATCTGCTCAGCTACGTTCGCTTCAAAACCGGCAACGCTTTCTTCGCCAAGTGCAGTGTGAACCCAGCCTACAACTTGTTCTTCGGTCAGATTGGCATAAGGCGTGAACGTGCCGCCTTCGTTGAGCAATACAGCGGACGATCCGTATACGCTTCCGACGTGTTCGCCGTCTGTGCCAGATAATACCCAATGACAGGTGAATACGACATCGGTATTACCGTCGAACTCTGGGTAGGCGTCCATCTGCACGACGGCCCAAGTGTTTGTGATTGCCATGTCTTAGTTTCCTTCTAGTTGTGCCACGCGGGCGGTAAGTTCTTGGATTGCTTTGACGAGTACCGGTATGAGGTCACCCGCCTTAACCGACTTGAGGTCGTCCGGTTCGCCTTCGCCAGCCTTCCAGCCGCTTACAAGCTCTGGCAGTACGGTTTCGACTTCTTGGGCAATGAAGCCCATGTCATCCTTAACATCTTTGCCCTTGCCTACCTTCCAGTCAAACCGGCGTGGCTTGAGCGCGAGGATTGCACCTAAACCAGTGTCTAGGTCACGAACATTTTCCTTGAGGCGCTGGTCGGAAATAGCGCTTATGCTAGTGTTGGTGGCGTATATTGTACCACCATTATCGACATAGAAACGCAGAGCAGAAGCGCCCGTTGAATATATCGCTAACGAAGCGGTAGTGCCGGTGCTTGCAGATGTTACGATAGAAAGCTGGGGGCTGTTAGCGCCACCCTCTGACGGTAGTACTTTTACACCCGGCGAAGAAGACGTGGATGCACTCGTCGTCCCGACCAAGAAATTTCCGCTACTGTCGAGGCGCACGCGTTCGGTACCATTAACAGCAAAAACCAGAGGGTTAGCAGTGGCGTTGTCGATATAAGCTAGGCCGTCGCCGCGCACATAGAAATAGGCAAAGTTTGAACCTGCGCGAGCAAGATACCCTGCAGCGCCAGAGCTGCCAGTGGCTGTGGTGTTAACCGATCCGATATAGTTAGCCGAGGAGGCACCGTCCTGACGAACCTCCAACGGATATGAAGGCGAACTCGTACCAATCCCGACGTTGCCGCTGCTGTCAATCCGCATGCGTTCTGAGCCGCTAATCTGAAATACATGCTGGAGAGCACTGTAGGTCAGTTGAGTGTATGCGGCACCGCTGCGGTTGTAGGACTGGATGACGGGTGCAGAAGCCAC